TAGCCGAGGCGATGGTGCTGGCGATGCAGGTCTCTGCCCCAGAAGCAGGTGTTACGCATCACGACAACCCAAGGACCAACATTCTCAACGCCCATGAAGGGGGGCACAGCATACACACGGCGACGGGCGAGCATCCCGAGGGCACGGCCCATGATTGGAAGTTCTATTCCGGTAGCACCTTCTTGGGATCGCCTTCCGATCCAGGGCGGGACAATAGGCCAGAAGATGTGGCGAGTGCCGGGGATCGGTTCAACTACACGTCCTATGCAACGGCAATCGTTATGCAGGAGCAGGGGCTCATCCCTCCTGGCGGCAACGGTTGGTACAACTCATTTAGTGAACCGGGTGCGGAGGGTTCATCGGAGATTCCACATTACGATTTCAGGGAGGGTTGGGATACCAATCCCGGGAACTTCATTGCGGGTTGGTATATTTCTAAAGGGGAGTCCGGCGGGCGTGGGATCACGTTCACTGGAAATCCAGATGACGCACCGGGCGGCACGTTCAGATTCCGTAGTATGTACCCCGACGAGTTGATTGCAGAGGTCGAGCGGGTACGACTGTTAGCCGCAGCCGGGAAGTTCAACGGCGTTCCATCAGCATTTTCTATCTACCAAGCTCGTTTGGATGGTGCCGACAGCATTTCTTGGGACGACAGCGCCCGACATCAAGCGACATCCTCATCGGCGGCATCGGCGGCACAGGCGACCTCCGAAGGGTCTGTTATTGACAACGCCATTATTGACGAGTCTGTAAAGGGGCTTCACACCAAGGACGCATACGACGATCTCTTTTCTTACCCCTACTATCATGTCTTCCACGGGGTCGTGACCCAGGTTGACTTTCAGTTTTCTGGTGGGTTTCAGACGGCCAGCTTGAACTGTGCTTCGATGCTTCATTTCTGGGAGTACCAGAACATGAGTACGAACGCTTCTTTCTTCGGCGCTCGCCCTACCAACTCCAAGCTCAACTACAGCCTACTGGGGCATAACTTCACGGGGATGCACCCGTATCAGATCATCTACACGTTGTTCCACGATACGGCGGGCGCTGCGGGCGGTGTTACCCATGCCATTAGGCAGCAGACCAACGTAGACGCAAAGATCGACGGGCAGGAGTCTTTGTTCTCGTTGAACATCAAGTATTGGGAGCAGCGTTTCCAACAGAGGATGATCGGCCTTCGGATGCACGGGGTATCTGGGGCGATGTATAACACTGTTCAAGCAGCGTTCCTTGGACGGCTTTCTACGGCGAATGCCAACAACTTGTTCAAGTCTCGATACCCAGGAATCGAGGGGTCAGCCCAAGCCAGGAGTCAAGTATCCAGCATCTTCGATCAAGCAGTTGCTTTGGGTTTGGTCCAAGGAGACCGGAGGACAGCCCAGATCGCTCGAACGAAATGCGGTCTTGATGCAGGGGGTACGCACTCGGCGATGGGTGAGGCTAACTGGGGGCAGGCCGGACCACAAGACGCGGATTCCGATGGCAATCTCGAAAAAGATGACGTTGAACTCAATATGTTTGAGATGCAGGCGTTCGTCAAAGACCTTGGGCAGCTTGGGCAGATCAATATGTTCGAGTCGGCTTATGAGTCCAAGCTCGATATTATCAACAAGGTCTGTGAGGTCACGGGCTTTGAGTTCTTCCAAGATGTAGATGGAGATTTCGTCTTCAAGCCTCCAATGTATAACCTCGACACATCTTCCAGCCGCATCTATCGGGTCGAGGATATCGACCTCATTAGTTGTAACTGGTCAGAGAAGGAACCCGACTGCACATACATGACGGTCAAGGGCTCTCATTTCGCCAACATCGCAGGTACGGGGTTGGATAATGAGTGGGGTGTTCAAGGGACGTTCATTGATTACAAGCTCGTAGCGCAGTTTGGATGGCGTCCCGGGTCGTTCGAGACCGCTTACTTCAATGATCCAAGACAGATGTTCTTCGCAGCCGTCAACCGCACGGACATTCTGAATGTCGGTGTAAACTCTGGCAGTGTGACGATTCCTTTACGTCCAGAGCTTCGTCCCGGTTATCCGATCTACATCGCCCACTTGGACGCCTTTTACTACTGCAACTCGTTCGCTCATGCCTACCAAGCCGGGGGTCAATGTACTACGGCTCTTCAGTTGATCGGTAAGCGGGCAAAGTTTTTCGCTCCCGGTCGTACTGACATGGAGGGTATCGATGCGATTAGATTAGAGGACATGCTTCGCCCCCCGAAGCCTTTGTCGGTTTATGAGCAGATAGACGGGGAGTATATTCATCGAATCAAGGGGTATCCGAATGTTGTGATGGCACTCGACCCCACTGCTCTCAACCCAATGTTCTTCATCACTGGGGTTGATGGGGAAGCCTTGTCTCAACCTGACACTCTTCGTTCTTTGTTGAGGGCTGCCTCCAAAATGAATCAGGTAGTTACGGAGTGTACCTCGCCCGCTGATAAGGCGAAGGGAGAGTTCAAGTATACGACGGGCGAGGGGACCAACATCACGACTACTTATATCACCATTGATCCAGAAGGTTCCGCCCGTGGTGAGGTTCGTTCAGACGGCCAGCTTGGTGGCTACACCACGGGAAGTGTCGGTGGAACCGTCGAGCTTTCTAATGTTGCGGCAGAGCGTGAAGAGATTTTGAGCACATCAGCCCCGGCTGCTGCTTCTTCTGCTGCATCAATCCGAGATCTTTCAGCCCAAATGGCGGCGAATAAGACAAGCCAAGCCAAACTCAAGAAGACTATGAAGTCTACCCCGATGGGGATAGCCCCAGCCCCGGTGCGTGGTAAGCCCACGCAGGGGACGCTCAACGACCACGCTAACTTTGCGACTCGGAGCGGCTTGGAACAGGATCTCGCCGAACTCTCTGCCGATTGGATAAAGCTGGATGCTGAACATACAGCATTACAGTCCCAGTATGCAGCTTCTCAAGAGGCTCATATCACCTCCAAGTTGACAGGTGCGACTGCAACGGCTGAACAACAGATGCTATCGGATATCGTCAAGCTGGCAAGCCAGCACTTCAGTAGAGGGGAAGCTGCACGTTCCGGTTGGAACGATCTGGATAGCTCTTCCAACCTGTTGGATTTGATCAGCAACAAGAAGGCTATCTTCACGAATGGGGAACTCCCTGGACAGTATCGGTATTACTCATCAGCGGCCCCCACGGCTGATGATCAAGGTGACGCTTGGGATCTTATCCCCCCAACAGCGACCGGTGCCGCCCCCCTGGCAGACCGAGGTCTAACTGGAGCAGGGGGGAATCTCAATCAAGCTACGAATACCCAATGGCTAACAGGTGCAAGGATCACGACGCCTTCACGGGAGCTAATGCCCCCCGAAGCAGCATTGGGCAGTGGAACCATCTTCAAGGGCTTGTATGTCGAAAGACATCCTGGCACTCGGGAGGTGATGGCAACCGAAGACATCCATCAGCTAATGTTCTCGATCCATAAGGTCAAAAAGAAGTTCCGTGTCGAGAGACAAGGGGTCAGGGTCAATCAATCAGCAAATATCACTTTTCAGCAGCTTGTAAACGCCATTACGCAGATGTGGGCCCACACTTCGGCTGGGGGCCAGCGTGCTGACGATTGGGGGACCAGTGGATATTGGCCCGCCACAATCCCCGATGCTGATTGGCGGGGCGGCAAGCCAGAAGGATCGACAGCGATGGCTAAGGGGGCCGCCGGGAACAAGGGAAGGATAAGTTGTGCATATGCACAAGTTCGACATCTGATTTTTGGAGACACAGGCGGCACCTCGACAACTAACCCTGCCTACCGTTATCAACTCGAAGATGCCGGGGTGAATGGAACGGGAAGTATCTGGCTTCGGCCCATGTGTTTGTGGCACACACTCAACGAACTCATCCTGGATCACGACGACTCCGCCATGTTCGACCGGGCATCGGAGAAGCCGGACAAATGGACGTTCCAAGGGTCAAAGTCATCGCCGGATAGGGCATGGGACAGCGGTGCTGGGATGCAGGTTCCAAAACTCTGTATGTATAGGGGCAGTTCCAGTAACAACCAGATGACCGCTTGGGCATACGTCTCCAAGCCAGCCTATTCGCTTGTACAGTCCTGGTCGATGGGCCTACCCGGGCTGGTCACCTCCTGGGGCGCTAACAACTGCGGACTTCCCACATGGGGCTTACGGGGCGGAGCAACCTTTCTCGATGATAACGCCTGCCCTGTGGCTATTCCTGTCAACATGACCATGAAGCAAGTTTTTTGCTGGCATTGGGACTTTGGTTTTGAGAACGGTCAGACTGGAAAAGCTGCGTTGCAATCCAAGCATTACACAGGCAGCAACGCCCCCTTCCGCAAGATAGCTTTCGAGCCAAAATACCCCGACAGGTGTTGTCAAATCCATCAACCCGGTTGGTATATTCATGGCGCATCACACTTCCCAGCGAATAGCGTAAGAGTCGGCAATCTCAACAACGAGGATATAATGAACCTCTCTGCTCGATTTCAAGGCACCGAGGGTTACGCTTATTCGCTGTTCGGTACCGAGACAGATAGCGAGATGTGGCCGAACGTCGCTTGGGGTCAGATAGCGGGGGACAAAACATGGGGCATGACATTGGGCCTCATCATGTCAAGGGGGCTTGCGGTCGCCCCGTACAATAGACAAGAGGTCTTTGAGGCTTTCCAGAGGGGTGCCATTCAGCAGTATGCGGCGGGGGTTTACAACATCTGGAAGAAAGCCAAGAGGTCGGGTTCGAGGGTCTTTTCTGGTGTCAACAGGATCATGTCAGATGTTTTTGATATTTCCGTCAACTCGACGGTGCGCCAAGACTATGTGACGGATTCTTGGAAGACTGTTGAGACGCAAGCTCCAGTGTTTCCTGTCAGCGATGCCAAAGGCTACACGGTGGTTGGAAACTATCGTTATGGCCGTGGATTGGACATCCTCGCTGACAACCCCATGCAAAACATGCAAAAGGTCGATCCTACAAGTGCTATCGACAAGAAGTACGTTGACGACTTTGTGCAGTCTTTGGTGTCAGGCACCCACAACCCTGACGAACAAGCGGTGATTGCCGATTCGAGTCGTGTGGTGACAGACCAGATTGCTAACTACTCATCGATGAGCGGCCAGGAGCAGTCGATCTACAACTTGGAAGTAGCTCTGGCTAACAACTTCTCCGCACAGGAGATCATTGATTATGGGCTTGGTCAATGGGATACCGAGGCTGACCATTTCGACCTCAACTTCCAGAACTGGTTGGCTAATAAGCAGTTTGAGGGCACCCAAAAGCTCGTCGTAGAGAACGCCGCCTATTCGTTAGCAGACCTTGGTTCTATTGTTGACGATCTGCCACCAGCCAGCGCCCATCGAGGTGCCGAGTCGTCTGTGGCGATGCGTGCCTTCAGCACAGACTTCGCCAACGTGCTTGCCCAGCAGGACATGGGCATGGCGGAGGCTTTCTCCGAGCTTGACTTCGGCTCTGACGGTAAGCCTTTGTTGGATGCCCCTTCAGTTGGACAAGTTCTCGAACAGGGGAGCAAGACCCCTCTGTGGCAAGATTACCAAGCAGCGATTCGTGGCTACGTGAGTGAGAACTTATCTGGAGACAATGGTCCCTTCAGTGATGCCTGGGGTGACTTCCAAGACACTATCAATAAATCCGTTGCCGGTACGCAGGCCGCAGGTGCCGCTTTTGACCAAGCCGTTGATAATGAGAAAGCGGCGTCTGAAGCTGTAAAGACCTTTGACTGGGACACCGAGGATTAGCATGTTTGCAACATCACCATTTTCTGGATTTTCTACTTTTACTTCTTACCAGGGGCATCACCAGCTTCAACAAGCAAAGGCCCGTAAGAAGCTCCAAGAGGCACAACCGAGTCGAAACCCCCATTTGGGGGTGGGTCAAGTTGTCAACGTCAACTACGAAGAGTTTTTCGTTACGCTTCGTATTGTCATTGGGGACGACTTTCAGAATCAACGTGTTCCTGTTCCAATCACTTTTCCTGGGGCTGGGGCACGACATTTCTTTGGATCAATGCCAGAGGTTGGAGACAACTGCGTGGTTGGTTGGATGCCCCAAGAGAGCGGGGGTGCCGGACCGAGAGATAATGAAGGAACCAAAACACCAGTAATCCTGGCTTGGATTCCACCCGGGGCTTGGCTTGGACACGACTGGGTTATTACCTCTCCCTTCACCGCCGACGAAGAAAGGATGGGACCACGGGGAGCGGCGATGGTCGAGGGGCAGTTCGCCCGTACTCGACACAAGAGGATGCACCTACGACCTGGGGATATTGGAGCAAGCTCTTCCAAAGGGTCAGACATCCTGTTGAATGAAGGGGTTTACATTACGAACCGTAAGGCGAATGAGCTACGGTTGAGAGACCAAGACCAAGCCTTTGTTGTTCGGTCACAGCAACAGTTTCATGTCATGTCAGGGGCACGGGTCTATGCGGGCATGATCCAACGAGATGCCCACCTTCTTCAATCTGCCGTGTTCCATTCGAGGGGCTGGGCCACCGACCAGACAATGATGGGTAAAGACCAGAGCGGTGGGGGTGAACCTTGGATGGCAGGTTCGGCAATAGGTGCTCCCGATGCCGCCATTGATTTCTTGCGTATGCCTCGACCGCCTAATGTACGGTTTGAACCGATTTTGGCGTCCATAAAGGGGAAGACTGGGACTGACCCCGACAAAAAAGCCGTTTATGGGGGCAAGCCCATCTTTCGGGTCGCCTATAACGAACAAGGGTACACCAATAATGCAGAGCTAACAGGTGCCAAGGCGTTCTCCGAGTATCGTATTGAAGTAGACCACACGACGGATGGGATACTTCCGGTTTCAGAACAGACAGAAGGGGTTGATCTTGACCGAATGTCGGGTAACCGTGGGCAGGCTTTCATTGAGTTTGCATTAGGGACCGTGGTCGGGAACAACGCCTTCAATGCAGACCGTGCTTTGTACGGGGTTCCGTTGAGGCCAGTGGTGTTTGACGGGCCGACTGCTACTCCTTCGATTTCTTCGGCTGCTGGCTTTGAACTCGGTGAACAAGCGGCCACGTTGTTTCGGGTACACCCAGTAGCTCCCGGGGATAAGTCACAGCACTCTGGAAGTTCATGGACATCTTTCACGAAGGACGGTCGATTCAAGGCCAGGATTGGGGGTCCAGAGGGAACCAACAGTGTCGAAGTGTCTGTTGCCGGGACGACTCGATTTGATACCGCAGGCTTGAATCTTTCAGTTGTGGGGCCTCTCGATTTATCTTCTGGACCTGGGACAGATGGCGAGAACGTAGGGCTTCGACTCGGGTCGGCGGCAGGCGCAGTTGTCATTGAGTCTGGCGGGAAAATCGAAGGCGTTAGGGCAGTCAAAGCACTCCAAGAACCAGAAAGCGATAGCCCGATGGCAGCCGGTGCCCCAAAGGCCATCCCGAGTATGCTTCTCAAGGGCCAAGAGCTTCACATGGAGTCAGAAGAGGGGGTTCTTATCGGGGCAGGCGGTTCCGCTACCATCACTGCGAAGTCTGGGATCTCTCTGAACTCACCCGGTCAGCAGATCAACCTCAACGCAGGGGATGGGACCATTATCCTCCGTGCAAATGAGGTCCAACACGTTGCGATGGGGCGGGAGACCCAAAAATACTCGGGAGCTAATGGAGATCGGATCACCGAGCTTCCTATGCGTCATACGAGCTTCACCGCAGGAGGCCCCATCTCCAATGGCGTCTGTTTCTATGAGGTTGTCGATGAAGTGGAGTACGCCAATGGCGGCAAACGGACCTCCTACGACTATGGGGACCGAGAATCGGTCTACAACATTGGGGCCGAGAAGACGATCTGCAAGACTGGCAAGGTCACTTGGGACGCTAACACGACCAGCAAGGATATTCCTGGGCTCAACCAAGTGACTTTTGGGGCCACTATTGGATTCATGGCCGAGATGCAGGTCGGTTCTGTGAAGATGACTTCAACGGTAGGTTCCGCCAAGGTCGGGAGTAAGACAAAGACGACCATCGCTGCCTTGGGGCAGTGTGCCGTTGAGGGCAATACGATTGCTATGTCAGCCCCCGGAAGCCCTCTTGATAGTGGCGGGGTCATCTGTTCCGGCCACATCCACCCCATTATTGGGCAGCCCTTGGGTAGTATTATGTGTGGAAAAATGGGTTCGATGACCATCACTATTAGGGTTGGAGCGTCAGCAGGATGAGTGTTTCAACGATAGGGCTACCTCTCGCTTGTGCTGGCACTGGCACTGCTTACTCTTGGACTGGATCAGCAGGCGTTTCTTTCACCAGCGCCTTTGGGCGAGCGGTGAACTGGTGGCTTGGTCAGGGTACTTCTGTTCGACTTACCGGCGCTGTCATTGGGCTGATGGGAACCGGACAGGTGACGGGGAAGCTCATCATCTCCCCCGCCACCGGAGCCTATATGAGCTTCTTGTCTGCCTTTTCGATCACGGGGATTCAAGCTCAAACGCTGGCAAGCATCTGCTCGCTCGGAGTTGTTGCAGGAGCCTCGACGACAGGTCTCTACAAAGGAGACTCCATCGGGGTCGCAACTGGTGTGGACTTGGGTAAGGTGACACTGGCAGATCCAACCACGTTGGCGGGGAGGATCATTGTGGAGTGGGGCAGCGGGCAGATCTATGGAGTGTGTATGACGAGTCTTGCGAGCGCCCTGGCTTCTGGTGCAAGCGTCCAGACGTTGACGGGTATCGGTATAGGGGCCGTCACCCCGAAAGGTCCGGTTGCCCCCTGGCCTGGGGGCGGGGCTTCAACTTCAACTGTGCTTTAGATGGTGGCTGATAGATGGGATTTGATTTCTCTGGATATGTGCTCCGTGGTGCGACTTCTGCGGACTCCAACGCATCGACAACGGGGCTTGCCTCCAATGGCGTAGTGCGTGATGTGAAGGCCGTCCCTCATGTGGAGTCTTCTTCGCTTGGCAGACCCGCATACACACTGAACAGCGACAACGGTGAAGCTCCCGCTTTGGTTGAGCTTGACGCTGACCAGTATCGAACCTCCATCTTGAACGCCCCCGCTGAAGGAACCACCGAATACATCATCTGGGCGGCGAACTCTTCTTCGATGGCTATCATCACCGGAGATGAGAATAACCCTGTAAATGCGTCGGGAGTTGTTGATCCGTGGGTGGAAGAAGGTGGGACCGGTATCCTCGCAAATGGTTCGGGTCTTCATGTGGTCGCCCAGAAAAGGGGTTGGCCGGGTGATCTAAACGATGGAGAACCAGCAGCCTCTCTGATTAGGACCGTGTTCCATGAAGAGGGCCGCTCAACTGCGGACCTTTCTCTCTTTCGTCGGAAAGACGCCTCTCGTAGCATTATCGTTTCAGACAAGGGCGACCGTTCTATATCTGGCATTGTCGGCGTGAGGGTGACCCGGGGAGATACCGGGCATGTTTTCATGTTCTGGGCTGGGCTCAATGCTGACACCAAGTCATTAGAAAGTGCAGAAGAGGGCGACCTAACCAATATCTATGAGGCGTTTGAGTCGGTTGATCCAGACGCCGGAATCGTTACTATCAAGGCAGATAAGTTGGGGGTGTCTTATGACACCCAGATCCATGATGACTACGCTCGGGGAGCCGTTACTGAAGATGCCCTTCTGGACGATATCGCAGCGGCGTTCGGGGCTGATCAGCAGGGTAGCCCTGGACTCGGCGGCGGTTTTTCTTTCAAGCGAGGCGATTCGGTTAGTCGGGTCATGTACTTCATCGCTCCTTCTCGGTTCTGGTGGACTCGTAATGATCCTTATGAGACCCGGTTCGGATACGACTTCAAGTACCGCAAGTTTCGACCCCTCAAGGGCACAGGCATCGTCAAGGTAGGCGCTCTTGCCGTTGAGACTACCTATGCCTTGATCCCCCCGCCTTCTGGCGTACAGGTCGGTGAATACTTGCCCGGGATACCAGGGGTGGCCGGGGCAGACGAGTATTCGATGGTTCGGGTTGGAAGAATCCCAAATAGCGGCTCAACTCCGATTGCCGAGGCCGATGAGCTTGCCGAGCATGAGTTCAACGGCATGTTGGTTGTCTTGGATGAGGATGTCTCTGAAGAGTTCAACTTCTCTGCTTACGACCCGCCCCTTGCCGGGATCGTTGGGGCTGCTACGGGAGAGGTGTTCTTCAATCCGAAGTTCGTCTTGGAATACGGCGGCCAATCTGTTTGGTATTCCTATCGGAGCTTCAACACGGAGGCGAACGCCTTTGTCGGGAAGCTCAAGGGGGCAGAGACGAATAAGATCCCCTTGTTCATCTCCCCGATCCCACCACCGGATACCCACCCTTTCATTCATTTTGGCTCTCGACGCCCGTTGACCCCGGTGCTCGTAGACACAGACGCCGATCTCTACGACTTGGAGATCGGGTTGGTGACAGAGGTTGGGGTCTCTCTCACCACGGGACAACTGAAGTTCCATGATGAGGTGTACGGGTGGCCCGACCCCGAGAGCGAGTTTTTCAACTACCTGTATCTGGGCACTACCGTTTACTACAACGGTCTTGCTATGAACGCTATCTCCCAGCCCATCCAAAGCCCTTCCGAGATGATGTGGTTTGGAGAGGATGCTGATCAGGACACAGCCACCCCCATTCGTAGATGGGACATGGGTGACAACAAGGACATTTACGTCCAGACGGCACAACCCTTCGGTGGGAACGGTCTTGGGGTCAGTGGGGTGCTTCATGTACCCGATGGGTCTGGGACTACCTTTGACGCTGACGGGAAGGTTGGGACACGTCAGGGAGGGGATAATAGCGCCGGTTGGACGGTTTCCGGTCTGGTTCGGTCCGTCAAGGTCCGTCATCTTGGCGTGGAAACTGTTGAGGTTGGGGATTCATTCATCTTCTCGTCCAGAGGTGCTGTCGTTACTTTGGACGAGAGGGACTATGCCTTCGATCCAAACGGGTTCTTTATGCCCGACAAGGCCCTGTCAGTTTCCCAGCTACCTTTCTTTGATTGGAATGTCACTGGTGGGCGTGGTGTCGTTGCCAAGTCTCCAGAGAAAGAAGACGGCCAAGGCTGGATGGGCGAGACGACGGGCTATGTGGACCTCGACGGGCATGGCAACTTCGGGTCAGCGGTCATGCTTCCCCGTAAGGAACGGAAGCGAATCGCCACAGAGCTAAACGACTGGTTGGCTCCTGGGTCGGCAGTGACCGGACTCGTTTACTTCCAGCAGAGCTTGTTCAAGCCCTCAACCTATACATATAGGGCTCGGCTTACTTCCAAGGTCCGTGACGAGTTTACATTTGTAGGGACCGAGATCCTCCGCTTCGCCGTCAACGGGACACCCTATACCTGGGACGCCCATGCTTTAGGGGATGGGACGTTCGATATCTTGGAGGTGGTGGAGTCTCTCAAGGCTTCCGCAGCCGATGAAGGCTATACGACCCCGGCAGGGGATTCCATCACGACACTCCAAGATGAGATCGATTGTGTGTTGAACCAGACGGGAGCCTTCGTCGGGGGTGCCGAGGTCGGGGCGCTTGCTGCTAACGTGGAAGATGTCGGCGGCTACATCATCTTGTCTGGTTACGATAGAATCGAGATTGGATGGGGACCAAACGGCACTAAAGACCTCGATGCTTGTGCTGCTTTGGGGCTCCTTCCTGGGTGGTACGCCGAGGATGGGCGGGACAACTGGCTATCTGACTCTGGAATCTCCTTTGGGCTGGAGCGCAGCCCTTTCAACCGAGACCGGTCTTCTGAACGGCCTGACTTTATCCACCAGTATCGGGTGAAGAACCACAAGATCTCCCCTCAAGGCGGGGTCCAACCTTATCCTGTCATGCTGGTTGATTATCCTCCATTGGAGGACATTCCTGGCTATGGGGAAGGGGTCTTCTTCCAGACCCAAAACACCATCAAAGTTGGGGGTGGTGAACAGAGTCAGGTTCGGTTCTTGAGGCAACTGATTGATGTCTTCTATGTCTTCGGAGAGAACGCCTTTCTGTGGCTTGAGAAAGAGGACATCGTTGAATCAGTAGAGGCCCCATTACGGGGACTCCCGTTGGGGAAGCAGTCAATCATCCCAGAGAGCCTGTTGGGTTGTGAGCCTAACCCCAACATGGGGTTGTTTGTAGCTGAAGAGGGCGGTTCCTTCGAGCTAAAGGTGCAGGATGATGAGTACCTCATGTTGGATGGCGGCAATCCCGGTGTAGCTATGCTCATCGACCGGGTTGGGAGCTATGTCGGCACGGGCGGCCAGGGCGAGTTCATTGAGGGCGAGACGGGGTTCACAAACACCTTCGCTGCCCAAGACGACAACTTCCTTATGATGGTGGAGACCACCATCCAAGAAGCAGGCGAAGACGAGGAAGTCGGAACAAGCGATGATCCAGAACCCTTCGAGGAACCAGGACCAGTTCTCCCAGGCTACAAACTCAAGATCCTGTCTGGTGATGCCCTTGGCTGGTACGAAGTCATAGAGGTTGTAGACGAGCACACTTTGGTCGTGACGCCACCTTTCCCCACTTCGGCGGGTCAAGATGGGGACTACAAGGTTCCGTGGGAGATATACGACGGGATGCTCGACTCGGAGTATGACCCGGCTGTTGTAGCCGACGCTTTGTTTACGCAGTGGACCCATCTTCCCGAAGAGCCTTTCAAGATCCGCACGTTGGCCCCGCTTGGGAATGTCCCAAGATTTGCGACTCAAGAAGAGACTCGTTTACAAGCTATTGTTTCAGACGCTTTGATTAGCGAACGGTTGATTAGCCTTCGGTTTGGGTTGGATCACGAAGCCGAAGATGGATCGAACGTGGTAGAGCTAAAGCGTCTGCCCTCTGAAGAACTGGGTGTGGTCGGCAACAACACGCTGATGATTCCCGGTGTGCATCCTGCGACCCCCCAGGAGGGTTTCACGGATGGGCGGATCGAAGCCCAGGCTTTTTATGTCCAACTTGGGACCGCCGCTTTCACCTTCGAGTCGGGTCTCTTGATAGCTGTGACGGATGAGAGCAGCGACGAATGGGATAACCCCGGTGCTGGTTCCGCCGTTGCGTACAACCCAAACACACGGAAGCTCCGCTTCGGAACATCACTACTGTCTTCCTATGCGTCGGCTGTTGTGTATGTGATCGGATCGTGGATGCCCCCAGAGCAGTTGGCTCCAGGTCACGCAGAGTTCCATCCCGTGACAGGCTACTTGAACTTCTCCAAAGCAGACATGGACGCCCGTGGACCGCAGATGGTTGCGGAAGGGGAGACCGAAGAAGGCGGGACAGCCGCCTCTTACACCTTGGGGATTCCTGTTTACTTCGTTGAACAGATGATCACGACGGATCGAATCGACATCGCTTGCAACCCGATAGGCGGGGCGTTTGTCTTCTTGCGACCGCTTCGGGAGCGCCTAATCGTTGAGTGTGAGTATTCGGTTGCTGACGACGAAGGCAACCCGAAGCTGATCTATGAGCTTCGGGAGGACGGCACCGTTCTCTACAACAAGGACACTGGTAAGCCGGTCCCAGAACTCGATGAGAACGGGGACGTGATCTACGACGAAGTACGGGAGTTCTTGCCCCTTTACATTCGTAGCGAAGAGGCGACCAAGGTCGATGCTTACACGTATTCGTTCAACCCGCCCGAAAGCGACGAGTTTCAGCGCACTGCTTTTGAGGACATTGAGCCAATGGTTTGGCTCAACTCCCACATGCTCAACTATGGCACTGACGCAGAAGTAGAGATTGATTTCGAGAACAACTTGATCCGGCTGTCCCAGGAAGGGCCAACGCCCGTTCTCCCTTCAATCATAACCGAGATGCTGTTTAGTGAGTTCTCACCCGACACACCGAGGGTGACGATTAGCTATGCCGTATTGGAGACCTATGGTGGAGAGAAGGTCTACAACACCTCAAAGTCACCGATTTATCGTCCTCCTTTCTTCTTGGAGAAAGGCGTAGACTCGTTCGTTTTGGAAACAGACCGAACAGAGGGGATGCGGGTTGGGATGCTCTTCCGTATCGGAGCGGCCACCTTCTACATCAAGGATGCCTCTTACGACGAAGAGGCCGATGAGACTACCGTTACCATCTTCCCAACAACACGAAGCGAAGTCGGAAGCCGCTCCCCGGGGAAGGACGTTCTCTCACTACTGTCGGACCGCCCTGTGACACTTGAAGTTGATGGTCTGGAAGTTCCCGAGACTTCACCTCAAGGCTTTTTGCTTGATCTGGATGACACCCAACATGGCGGTGATGGCACCGACGATAGCGGGATTGAATGGGAGCCCGTTAGTCAGGGATCTAACCGTATTGAGTTCCAGGGTAATCTCCTACGGTTTGCTGTACCCGGCCACTTGATGGAGATTGGTGGATACCCCTACTTGATCCACGAAGCCATGATGTCCACAGATGGCTTGAAAACGGTGGTTCTTACCACCCAGACTTTCTATACCGGGCATAGCATGGCCTACGATGCCGTCCGGTTGAGCGTGCGCCCGATTTATCCACCAGATTGGCGAAACCCGTTGGGGGTGAACCCCATTCTTGCCAGTGAGGGGTTCGAGTTTGTTCGTTATGGGGAGAAGGATTCCGCAGGGAATGAGTTACCGGGTCGGACCCTCGTCTTGGGCGCTGAATACACCATTGATGAGACTTCGGGGGCTACCTTCCTTCTTGCGCCGTTGGAGCCAACCCTACTCCCAAACCAGCGTATTCTGCTCCATTATACGAAGGTCAACATGCTTGCCCCTGCGTATGACCCGGCAAGTCTGACGTACCGATTTCCCAGGTTCTACGCCGAGTACCGATACAACACCCTCCCCAGCTTGGAGAATGGCCTCTTGGGGGCGAAGGTGTACTCCACGTATTCCTTTCATCACCCAGACACCTTTTATACCCGCATCGTTCCTGTTGAATCGTATTCGATTGAAGCCGCCGAAGAGATCATGGGCGACATGAGCAGCAGACAAGGCGGCCAAGGCCCCATGCTGACGGCTGGACAATCGATGAATGAGAAGGACGTTGGGATGCGAAGCATCACGACGGACCGGAGCAACCTGACCGACAAGGACCGTGTTGCCCGCTTGTTCCTCGACTTCTACAACTCGGTCATCGTGGCCTTTGAGCAGGTCAAGGAGTGCTTGGATGGTTCCCTGGTCGGGGATCGAGATGGCAAGTTCCGTTACTTCATCGGGCGTGGAAAGGATACCCCGCCCCCTGGATGGGAAGACTCAATCACTGGGTTGCTGAACCCCCGAAACATCTTCTCGATGATCTACGAGGAAGAAAGCAACTTCCCCATCTTCAAGAACGACTGGCTCTACGATCCTCGCTATTCGACAATGGATTGGGGAACCATTGATGGTGATTGGATGGATGCAGAGGATCGGGAGATCTTCATGCAACGCCAATCGAAGCTGGTGATGAACGATGTAGATGATCTCGTTCTGACGGACCAAAGGCTCGTATGGGTTTGGTATTGGATCTTCCTCTTCCCGATCCCCTGGCCCAAGCCCAAGGGGGTCTTCGAGAGACTCTCTCAACCTAACGAACTGTCCCGTATCTTCCCCGAATCTGGCACAGCTTTCTTCCGAACCCACCCCGGGCTGAAGCACGATCTATCGAGGCGGGGGCAAGTCTCTGCCCGAGAAGATTGGTCCGGTTGGTACAGCATCTTGAAGCTGTTGGAGGCTGGTTCTTGGAGTTGGTCCGAAGGCATCACGTTACCGGTGTTTGGATCAACCTGGGGCAAGGTAAGCGGATACATTGAGAACCCAGTCGTCGGTCGGATGAAGTACATCGATGACATGGTGCTCAATGACAGGTTTCCGAGAGCACGTATCTGGGACTACTTCCCGTCAGGTATCGCAGCAGGCGCATTTGGTCTGGATGAAGACGGTGCGCTCCGTCCTGCCGAAGCCATTGAACGCCCGTGCATGATCGCTACTCCGATGAAGATCTCCGAGTTGCCAATCAACCCAGAGACCGGGATGCCCGACATCGACCTGTTCATGTCCAACGGGAACGACGGGAGTAACCAGAACCCACCTTCTGGCGTTCACATGGATCTGGGTACGGGCGACTTCAACCTCATCACGCCAGCGTGGCACGATTGGTGGAAGGGTGACATTACCATCGCCATTGGTAAGCCCAGTGGAGAGCGGCTTTCAGTCATCGATTCCGGCGAAAACGCCCCGGTCAGAGTTGACCAGATTCTCTATGGTTGTGTTGTTACCTTCAAGGACAGTGGAGGGGATGCCATCACGAATGGATCGGCTCTCTGCTGGCGTAACAAGGACGGCGATGCGGGGCTTCCCATCCAATCGACCGTCACTGGTTCTCCTGTCACACAGGGGGACACGCTCTATGACCAGAAGGCTGACAATCAGTTCCAAGAAGGTGACTTTGATGACCCTCCGACAGCCGATGACTTGGAGAAGATCCTCGACGCCTCCCCAGACTATGATTACACATACAGCCGGAAGAAAGGCCAACTGAAAGACCGCACCTTCTGGCAAGTCCCCAAGTCCAACTTCTGGGAACAACCTTGGGGCCTGAACCCCCCTCGCCCTTGTACCGAGTTGGAAGCCATTGTCACGTTCCACAACCAAGACATTGAGCCGAATAAGAATCTCCCAGCCTTGTTGGGTGAGGACAAGAATGACAGCGGGGACTACACCCTCCCTTACTTGAGGACGACGAACACGGAGCTTGATCGGTTCCGGCAGCTTTCCGATCTGATTACGGAGATCCTCACGGCCAAGAGCCCCAGTATCAACCTCATGGATGGTGTGTTCTGGAGTCTCGATGACGGGGACGGATCATTGTCGATAGATGACGGCGGGGGCAGCCCAGAAGGTGTGTTTACGGGAGACGAGTTCTTGGATGGGGAGACAGAAGTTCCCCACGGGATGCGTGAAGGAGACATGATCTATCTCTCTTCAGCATCTTTGGTGGGGGGTACGTTCACTGGCTGGCATCGAGTAGCGAAGGTAACCACTGCCACCAACTTCTCTTTGGCACTGTTTCAAGAGGACGGTGACTACACAGGAAGCATCACGGACAACCGTTACGTCGTAGCGAGACCTTTCACTACCTTCATTGATGCGTGGATCGCTATCTTGTTTGAAGGTGACCCCGTTGAGGGTGGCTCTGGAGTTGTGGATGGCGAGTATATCTATCCAGATGAAGTTCGTGGGAGTGACGGGACCATTGTTACCGAGCTTTCCACGACGGCTTCAGTCTTTACCAACGATGCTGATGTAGTCGGATACGTCCCACCAGCGGCCCTACTGACCAACGAACGGCATAACGAACTCGAATACAACGCTTCAACCCCTGGTAAGGGCAACGTACAGTCCCATGACATTCTGCTCGTTGAGGTGGCAGGCGAGGGCGTCACCCTACCTGCTGGTTGCCAGGGGCTCCTGTCGGTCGGCAGGATCTATCGGAACCAGACCGAGGTTGGCCTTACCGGCGATTACGACGACTACATTGATGGCGATGGCGATGCGGTTCCTGCCGAAGAGGGTGGGGCAGACTTGGCTTACCACACGGTAGTTGAACCCCCTCGCTTCATCACCCAGACGGCCCGTGGAGATGCTCTACGGTATCAGTTGGACAACTACCTTGTTCACATCCACGGAGCGACCACAAGCTACCCAAGTGGCGTCTTTGAACATGATTGGACCGCTGGACCAGCAGCCGGAAACACGGCTGATTTTTCGGGCTCTGATCCCGTAGAGGGCGATCCTTTCGACAACACGAATACGTCTGGTGTGGGGATCATTGAAGACCGAACCAAGGGCATCGAGTTCGACATACACCCCGATACAGGGGAGACGGGTACGGGGCACGGGCGCATCATCTTTGATTTCTCAAGTTTGGGTCAGATCGAACTTGGGGACGCTGCGTTGGATGGCGGCGAACTCGCTAACGTCACGGAAAACGGTTCACACGCCACGCTTATGACCGACTCGGATGATACCTGGAAGGGTAGCGGCGGGCTGAATCGAATCCTCAATACGGACGGCAACAAGATCGTCCTACGGATCTTCGCCCGTGAGTACCTCGCTTGGGAACAAGATCCAGACGGGGTTCCAGATTCAGGGGATGAGTTCAAGGTGACGGTCAATCCAGGGGATGAGCTTCTTCGGGTTGAGTTCTTCAACGATGGTGGCACCAAGAAGATGCTGACCACCTTTGCGGGCGGTCAGTGGGACCACAACCGAGCAACCACCCCAGACGATAGTGTTGGTGTGGGCGGAAGCTCTGCCGGTTGGAGAACGGACCAGCAGTTCGAGCCTACCTCCATCACCTTTGGATCGTTCGACGGCAACATAGAGGGCTACGAGAGCGAAGATGACTTGGACAAGTTCAAGTGCATCGTCATCGAGTTCGACCGTCTGGAGCAAACTGCCCCAGGTCTGGTGGATCTGAACGATACACCCCTTCAACTGCGAGGCTTCCCAGGTATCCCAACGGAAGCGGGGTACCATAATCTCGGTTCAAGTTGGGGAACCAATGCGTATCTCGATCCAGACGGGGACGGGAACAACGACGATGACATCACAGAAGGCTCCCGGTTGGGATCTTCCCCTGACCCAGCCGTTCATCGTTCAACCTATAAGTATGACTTCTCCTTCTCTGTTGAGGCGGTGAGCGATACGGATGCAGGGGTGGACGGCCAATCTACGACGGCTTGGATTGATGAAGACCGCCTCTCGTTCAACGAGGTCTTGGACCTTCGTCTGGCCCGTGGCCGGGGCGTGCGACACCCGATTGGACGACAAGACCTAACGACAGCGTTGATGATCCATCACTGTGTTGTCGAGAGTGCTGATGATGCCGCTGGCGTAGAGACCGACATTCAATCCAACCTCTATATCAATGGCGTTGACAGCGAAGACAACCCTGTGCCCTTCACGTTCTTGGAACGAGACCCAGACCATCACTTGGAGTTCCCCAAGGTCTACGGCGAGGGCAACTACAGGATTGGGTGTTGGCGTGCTGGTAACGCTTCTCACGACGGAAGCGAGCGTGGTGTCTTACGGGTGATGCCCCTGGAGGGGTGGGCTACTGCTATTCCTCCCCAGGCTGACTTCTCGTTCCTCTTCAAGATCGAGCACTTCAACCTCGATGGGGTTGTCCACGATCCGGCTGATCCAGAATCGATCCTCGACCCCAACCGGACCGGGGTATTGACTACCGTTGAACTGCTTTCTGAAGGTGAGGCTAACGGAGGGGACCATGCCATATTAGGGAAAGTGCCCTTCACTTATGGCACCGTTCAAGTCACGCTTTCCGATGGGAGGGATGACCCAGCCGCAGGTGAGCTTGACGGAACCGATCCGCTGGTCGAACTGGTCATGGAAGGCGGCTACATCACAGGGATCACGATCCTCAACCCAGGCCAGGGGCTTCCAACGGATCTCCAACCCGAGGCTGGGTGGGTGTACCCATCCTCGATGCCTGCCGATTTCGATATCACAGTGACGCACGTCCCCGGCAACCTGCCTATTGCTGCGGACCGGCTTCGATTCACGTTGATCCCCTCTACGGAATACCATGAGACTGGGACGGTATCGACTGACCCAGCCGCTCTGGGTTTGTTCTGCCGTGGCTACGGGACCATCAGAGATGGGTCTCATAGCATTGTTTCTGGCATCGAGATCGATCCAGCAGTCTCAATAACCAATGGCTCCGACACAGACGGCGGGTATCACGGAGGGGATTTGGGAGCCGTAGTTCCCGGGGATATCCTTGTCATCAAGGGTGGGTCCACAGCAGTAGAAGACACCCTCTCGGGCGGTTACTCCCAACGTGGGTCTATCAAGTCTGGGACTTATGTTGTCAGGCACACCGTCGATCCTAATGTCTTTCCTGACGGGACAGCCCACTTCCCTGAAGGTGATGATCTGCTGGCCTTGTCTTTGAAGAATACGATTGGCTCCGAGGGGTGGGTTTCTACAAGTTTCCCCCTTGTAGATGACGACATAGCGAGTCTGAATGACGACAACGAGCCTCTCGATGAAGATGGGGTGGTGATCCCCTCCCCCAACCCTGACAACATTGTCCCCGGTATGGACATGGCCGTTAGTTTCGAGTTCGAGTTCGATGATGAGTCGGCAGTCACAGGGCTGACCAGCGCCACAGTCCGTATCAACGACTTGGTTTACTTTGAGGGCTCTCCCTCCAGTAATGAAGGAGATCTTACGGGCCACTCTTTCCCTGTCCCCGGTGGGGTCAAACACCTCCAAGTGACGAGTGGCGGTACGGGCTACGAGGTTGGGGATACCATTACGATTGCGGGAGCCGGTACAGGTGCCACTGGAGTTGTGACCCTTGTAGACGAAGATGGGGTGATCACAGGGGTCCGTGTTCTCAATGCAGGCAGTGAGTACACCGCAGCCGCTACCGCTACCGTAGTCTCTGATGATGGGGCGGCAGCTACTCTCGCAGTAACAGTGTGGGAAGACTGCCGGATCTTCATCATTGTCAAAGCAAATGGCATGAACTCTTTGGTCATCTCTGCCCCCTACACGGCCTTGGAATCCAAAGACCCAGACGTAAGCACCAAGGGAGTGTTTACGCTCGATGTTGCCCACCTGGAGCTTTTCATTGGGGCTGACGGGCAACCCATCGCTGATGCTGCTGATGCTGCTGATGTGCAAGCCCAAGCAATCTTCGATGAGTTCTACCTCAAGCTCGTTACGTTGAACTACTCGATGGTTGATCCAACGCTGTCTCGGGGTCTGACCAAGAATCTGCAAGTCTCGGGGATGGTGTACTTCCCTATCCGTATTGATTCTTCGGTCTGGGGCACTCTTCCAGACAACAATGTCGTTGGCTTCCGATACGACCTCGATGGAGACCAGCAAGCGGCCTACGGGTTTGCAGGCATTTCCCTTGCCACCAAGGTTGGTCTCACTCGTACAGATGAGGACGGGGTGGAAACGGCGGGTGCGGATTCGGCGACCCAGGTCTACGCTTTCGATCCTCTATTGGTAGAGGACACCGTGGATATGGCGGTGGTGGCTAACCTTGGCATCGAAGAAGACAACAACGGGGCACCGGGGGATTACAAGATCCGCATCTACGCTGACTTGATGAATAAGCCCAACGAGTTCATCGCTGATGTGAACAAGCCGGTCTTCAAGGGCGTGCCTTCGATGTTGGACATTTCCGACTGGCCCCAACTTGTAGATGATGCAGCCCCGGTGGAAAGCCCGACCGTATTGACGCCTTGGACTGCTATCCGAGAGTTCGCTATGGGTGCCGCTTGTATCTTGCCTGGAGACAAGTTCAAGACAATCGTTCCGTTCTTGAACGCTGTTCCGGCAGACGTGGGGAATGAGGTTGGAGCGTCAGGCTTCTGGGCGATGGCAGGGATCTTTACCGAGCCCTCATACCCATTGTCTGCCCAGAACTACTACGCAGACTACGATTGGATGGGTGCTCCTGACGACCCGAGCTACAACCATGTTCGGGTTGTGGACGACCGGGGAACTTATGATCCAGAGACCGAGACACCCTCAGTGCCTCTTTTGAGCGGCGTACCAGAGGATACTATTGGGTTCCGTTTCGATGATGGTTTACACCAGACCCTCTCCCCTGAAGTGGACCGTGCGCCTTACAGCGAACAGGTTGAGATTGAGATCCGCCGTATCCGCCGTTTCCACGGTGTCCAAGAGACACTGGCAGGACAGTTTGAGCCGCTTCGCTTTGCATATGAGATCCGTCGAGGCATCCCCACTGCCTACGAGATTGATCCCCACAAGAAGACAGGGACCATACACGCCGAGGGGTTCCTTTCAGATGCCTTTGGATTCTACGTTGATCCAAGCCGCCCTGATCACGATGAGGTTATCCATGAGTTCTCGGGCACCCAACTTGGTGGCTTTGACAACTCCGATGTGAATATCGCTCCAGGGGACACTTTCCGGTTGCTCTTGAATGGTGTCTTGATCGATGAAACCGAAGTTATCGGTCGGGGAAGCCGTATTGCATCTTGGGATGTTGCGTTCCAATCCCTCGCAGCATCCCTTGGCCCGAAAGGCGCTTGGAATGTCATGGGGACGAAGTTCCGTTGGGAGAACTCCGCCTCAAGCCTGCGGGTTAGAACACCGGGCATCACGGACGAGACTTTCTTGGCAGCAGCCGCAGCCGGGGATGATCTGGCGGCACTCGGGTACTCCTTTGAGATCTACCTTCGCCAAGCGCCTGTTCCCCATGAGCAGTCAAACGAGCAGTTGTTGGATCTCATCACGGACATGAAGATCCATGAGACCAAGCCGGACTACGAGACCCAACTCGGGGGCTATGTCCCGGCAATCCCTCTCTTGTCCACTACACCGGACTCTGATGAGGACGGGCTACCAGACGGGGAGCTTGACCCCGATACAGGAAACCCAAAGACCTGGGATCTCTATGCCAACCGTCTTTATGATGACCTTGCCGCTCCTGATGCGGGAGGCTTCGGGGCTTTGGGGATCGTAGAAGGAGACATCATCCTCATTGATATCGCCGGGACAGTAGAAGGCCCCCTCGGGTATCCCGACATTGTTGAACGAGGGGCACGTCCGTTTGGTGATCGGGGAATCAAGGCGAGAGATGGTCAACAAGGAGTCACGGGAGAGGACACCTTCAAGGAAGGGCACCCCTCCAAGCTGGACGACAACCGAGGCTATTACACGGTGGCTTCCGTAGAGAGTGACCATCTTGTTTTGACCCCGGGATACGTCAAGGAGTTCTCGGGCATCGATGGTGTTGATGTCACATTCCCAGAAACGGTGCCTGCACAAGAGGTTCTCGGGTATGCCATTTATCCAACGATCCACGAATCTCCTTTGCGGGCCGGTGATTTCTTCAAGGAACCAGATGAGTTGACCGAAGGACAGATGGATCTCCGACCCACTCAATATGCAGGCATACAGAACAGTGGCGGCGTGGTCCTTGATTCAGACGAAGAGAACTCGTTTGATGTCAACGACTTCTCTATCAGGCCCTTCGGCTACAAGGTCATCCGACCCTCCCGGTTGTTTACTGAAGAGACCATTGACTTTGTTTTGATGGTCCGAGAGCGGATGCTCTCCTTCATGGAGACGCTTCGTGGGCCGCTCATGGGGAACAAGACCGGGACGTACTACGACTTCCAAGATGAGAACCATGCGTGGGACATTGGGTATCCGGCAGTGCCGGAGTCTGGGAAGGGCGTTTATCACAACGATCTGATCATCGACCTCATCGGTCGGGTTGATGTTGCCCCGTTCGCCAACGATTCAGATTGCCTGTCTCTCTTGGATCGGCGGTTTTGGATCTTGGACACCCAACTCGACACCCTGACCCCGGGGAATGATGGCTTGTCCATGAGGAAGATGCAGTACGACACAGGCGACAGCCCATACACCGGTTACAACGCTCTGAAGAACTTTGACTTCCCAGAAGGTACTGCGGCACCGGCATTGGTTCGGCCTGTATTGCCTGACCGAATCGATGAAGTGCTCAACATTCGGGACCGTTTTCGTGATCTTCGCTATACGTGGCTCTCTTATAGGACCAACCGACAGGATGGCTTGATTGTTCGAGCCCTCATGTTTGACCGGGATGTCCCCAAGATGATGAGGGAACGTGAAGAGTTCATTTTGAGGGCCAGATCCGGGATATTCTAATGAGGTGAGAGATGTCTGACGACCCAACCATATCCGAGGCCATGACCGAGGAAGAGATCCAGAGGATGCTCGGGGATCTCAAAAAGAAAGGCGCTGAACCTGGGGCGTGGGGAAAGACCGTGCCTGGGAAGCACAGCCATCCATTTGTTGAACGGCAAAAAGCCTCTTTGGAAAGCATGAAGAAGGTTTTTGAGGCCCAAGTACAGCAGGATCAAGAACAGATTGAAGCCCTCCAAGAGATGCTCCAGCGATTGAAGCATGGAGGGGGAAGCTACCGTGGCTGAGATTACAACAGGGGAATGGTACGGCGGCAAGCTCTTTGAGTGGCCCGAAGAGATCTACAAGTTCAAGGAGTACGTCAACGAGATCGCTCAATGGCTGATTGCGGCATTAGAGATCGCCTCAATGGCTTTGGAGATCATCAAAGCCTATCTCATCTGCTTCCTTGATCCGCTGTTGGCCTTGGTCAAAGCCATCATCGCCGAGATTCGAGCCTTCCTTCGAGACTTTGCTCAAATCGGGGTCTATCTCACGGGGGATTTCCCTATCTACGGCAACGGCTACCTGGGGGACTTTGGTCCCTCGCCTTCCACAGACTTGAGCACGGTCTGGCCGCTCAAGAACCTAATCGGCGGGTTTAGTGCGGCTGAAAGGCGCATGATCGGAAGGCTGGCTAATCGAGCAGACCCGGGACGGCCTGACGTTTCCCCAAGGGTCAAAGTTCTTGCAATCTCTTTCTATGTCACCGCTGACTTTACAGCCATCTACGGCATGATTCGAGCTATTCGAGCTTTCATCAAGCTCTTCAAGATAGATGCTCCAAGCGACGGCGGCCTACCGCAACCCTCTGGTTTAGGTTTGGCTTACGGTAGTGACGCCAGTCTTGGGGGTGCATCAGAGTTCCTCACTATTTTCGAGGCACAGGCCGATGCCGGGGGGGCCGAACCAGCCTTGTTGACAGCGACCTGGGGCCTAAACGAGCCGGGGTCCGCAGTATTTGGGATCACCCTCCCACTGATTGGACCCCCAGGTTGGATGATCGAAGTATCGACCGAACCCGCTGGTCTGCCTCTGTATATTGAGCGACAAAGCGAAACTGATGCTACTCCAGCAGCAAGCGGAAGCGGCGCTCGTCGGCAATCCACCGAGAGTGTTCCAATCTACGTGGCGAAGAAGGAACTAACTCAACTGGTCCTTTATGGTGGTGCTGATCAGTTGGCTATCGATGATGCCTATGGGTACAACAAGCAGGGCACAGGCGATGACGGCCACCTGCAAGACGGGGGTCACAGACTTTTCTCCAAGATTGGGGGGTCTGAACTACCTGTACCTTTGGATATGCTCAAGGACGGTGACACGTACTACTTCCAAAGGACATTCTATCTTTCATCGGGAGCAGCCCTGCTCGACGGACCCCCCTCTTCGTCGTTTTCCCAAACGATGCTGAAAAAGGATCTGCCGCATAAAGCAAAGATCTCCAAAGGGGCTGGAGGGAAGATTGAGTTCACGGACGACGGCTTTGCCCCGACCTACTACGTTCGAGTGAGGGCGGTTGATTCAAACGTAAACGATGGGGGACCACCGGATGGCGGCGGCTTCGATTCGGAGTTTCGCTATCGTTATATCTTCGACACCCGAAACGTGGATGCAGGGGGCATTGTTGCCCCGATCTTTCCAACCATCAATGGTGAATCCTTGGATGGTTCTTGTGCTGGCCGACCCTCTTCCATAAGTGAACTTGGTATCCCAGGAGACAATACAGCAGACGTACTAATGTCTATTAGGACGGCATTGGCAATCTTGATTCTGGCCCGTGTTGACATGAACTCTATTGACGAGCTTGATCCTGACCGAGCCCCCATTGACGAGACGTTCATCATGGGCACTTCTGCTTCTACGGCCACATTCCTTTCTATGCCGATGGATGCGAGGCTGACGACAGCAGGTCGTGCAACCGGATTGGAGTTTGCTCGCCCGTTGATTGAAGAGATGTTGGGTTCTGACCCCACCGCCTTCTACGACAAGACCTCTACGGATGCGGCGTTTGTGGACGATATCTCCAGCCGAGTCCAAATGATGGCAAAGAAGATCTATGGTCGCATGGGAAATCTTGGGGACGCATTAGAAGAGATGCTTGCCGAAGAGACTGAACACTTGCGAACTGTGAAGTGGGACGATCTTTGGCCTGACGCTGGCAGTTATGCCGCAGGCAATAGGACGATCCTTGAATCCGTTACGAGCGGCATAGGAACACGGGGGTTGGTTCGGAACCTTCAATGCGAATATCAGAATGATCCCGAGGGACTCGCCGCCCTTATGTTAGGCACCAGCCCCAACGGGGAGATACGCACCGACACCACCAGCATCGACTATTTTTCGGTGTCCCAGGAGATGTCGATTGCCGGGGATGTACCGCTGATCCTTTCCGGTGAAGGTCTTGCGAAACTCAAAAAACACTACGAAGATGCTTGTGATACGGACGCCTTGGCTCGATTACAGTCGGCTATTGCGGCCAATCCCCAAGGGGTGCCCGTCGTTTCCCCCGAAGAGTTGGCGGTGATGGTGCCGGAGGGTGGCCCTGGCACGACACAGGCGGCACAGCCAGAAATGATCTCTTATGCCCAGCCGAACTTCCCAGTGATTCGAGGGACCGGCACTGGTTCCAAGAAGTCTTGGGTGTCGTGTCGGACTCTGCTTCGACAAGACGGGGAGTTGTTCAGGCAAGCAGGTCTCGTCTTGAATATCGCTGTTGCAGCCCAACGGAAAAAATCAGCTTGGATGTATTGGCGTATCGGTCCCATGCTGGACCTTGAGAAGTTCTTTCAAGCGATCATCAACTGGATTGAGTCAGCCGCTAAAGCAATCCAAGCAATCATCGACACCATTCTGGAGTACATCAACTACATCCAGCAGCGGATCTATGAGGTTCAGGCACTCATTAGGAAGATCAACGCCATCATCCAATCCATCTTCCTCTTTGAGATCCCTGCCGGATATGTGTCTTTCTACTACTCTGACGGGACGGACGGCTTGCTAATGGACTTCATGTCCTCTGAAAACAAGCCCACGGACGCCCCTACGGCATGGGGGGCTTGTGCGCTGGCGGTTGTCCCTCTTATCCCCTACTCCGATTGGCTCCTTGGCTTACTTTTCCCCAGCTTGTTCGAGGAAGACACAGAGACTACGGGTGGGGAGGCAGCTACCTAATGGGCTCTTTTGGAGGAATGTCGAGGCTTCGGACCGGATACTGGAGAGGTATCCGAGATTGGCTCTTGCGAGAAGGCGTTGACGTTGAACGTCGGATTCAAGCCATTGGTGTGGAACGAAACCGTATTGGAACGATCACTGTCGTCTACGGTCAAAAGGGTGTTGGGGCAAGTGTCATTAGGACAGAGAGCCGCCGAGCATTTGCGGTGTCCCCAGGATCTTCTTTGGAGAAGTTGGTTCAGGCTTACGTTATGATGGGCGGCAATCCATTGGACATTTCAATGTTCATGCTACCTGATAGAACCGTACACATCTCATCTGCCAAGGACCACAATGATGTGGATGTATATGAGGAAGTATACCCCTATGGTGGTGTAGCCGCCCCCGTCAGTGCCCACGGCCCAGAAGACACCACGATGGATCGAGGGTCTTTACCAGACGGTGCCCCGGTTCAAGCAAGTGATTACAGTTCATACCCAGGTGGGAAGCTCAATCTCAAGAAATATAGTGCAGAGCGCATTGGGGGCCAAGCACGGTTGGTTTGGTTGGATGTTCATACGAGCACTTCCCACACTATCCATAAGGCAAGGCGGTGGGCGAACCAAGAGATTGCGGAGAAGCTCCATCTACTTGAACACAAGATCATCAAGCTCATGGATCTTCGTGAACAGCTTTGGGACGAGTATTACTTCGAGCTTGGTCAAGCCTGGGCAGGAACGATTGCGGCGTTTGACGCCACTGCTATGCCGAGCAAGCTGATTGACGGGCAAGACCTTTCCTTTGTCGATGATGAGGACGATTCTGATTCCATGTTTGGGGACCGGGGGATTTACGTGAAGGTTCATACCTTGGCCTCCATCGTCTCGGACCTCGATGACATTTTCTTCGTTCAACAGAAATCCGGTCAGACCATGTTCGTCCCTCAATATGATGATCTATTGGTCAATACGCAGTGGGCTTATGGAGATTTACCGCAGGGCGAGGAAGCCTTGCTCACCTTGATGATGTAACCGTTTTCCGCTCTATACACCCCCTTATGGTGGGAGCTTTGGACCACCATGAGTATCGATGTCAGACTTACATATTCTTGCCCCCACATCACCGTGGAAGAGGTGGTAGAGGTGTTAGACAGACAGGTGTTGAAGACGAGACAACCTGTTGCTTCTACCAAGCTGGTTAGGGTGTTGGTCAATGATGTGTTTGAGATCCCCTCCGAGGGGTCATATTCCCAGGCTCAGTTGATCAGTAGAGTTGGCCCTTACTTCATCGTAAAGAACGAGCAGGAGTTTGTAGTCACCGGGTCATCCGAGACCGTGACTTTGGCTCTTACCTCTACCGAGGACACCGGCAGGTCACTAACGACTAATGAGTTGGTTGCTCTTCTTCGGCCACTTACGACGACCCTGCACTTTGAGAATAAAGGCGGGGCACTCTTGATTCGGGATACCTCGAACATTGGGCCAAGGTCTTCCTTGCGTCTTTCTGGGTCCGCAGCCGAGAACCTCTTTCCTCATCAGACAGGAGACCGGGGAAAACAACTCTGGCCTGGGTGGGACATTTGGACGCCCCCTGGAATGATTACCTCCAAGTACGTTCGGTTCCGTTCCCCCATTCGGTCTAATCCAAGGATTACTGTGACCTACCCCGTCCGTCGCACCCGTTGTCTTCGATGTCGGGGTGGAGAGGTCGAGAACGATCCTCGCTTCACGGAAGCAGGCCAGATGATCTTGGTTGAGAATGAGAACCTATTGAATCAGTTGGTGTTGAAATCCTTGCTGACAGATAAGGGTTCTAACCCCTATTTCAAGGGGTATGGGACGCTCCTTCGGAGTAGAATCGGCAAGAAGGCCACAACAGGGATCGCCGCTTCGATATCTCAAGATGTGACGAGATGCCTTGAGAAAGTGAAACAGTGGCAGGGAACCCAGTCAGGGTATCAGTACGTTAGCCGTAAAGAGCGGCTTTCAGAGATCGTGTCCGTAGACACGTCCCCACACAAAGACGACCCCTCGACTTTCATGGTGGACGTTGTTGTCCGTAATGCTTCTCGGTCACCAATCCGCATTTCAGTGATTTACACGGTTCCTGGGGTGGTGGCACGGTTGATTAGGGACGGTATTCCGTTGGCACAAGTAGGAGATACCGGGGGCACGTTGGTAGCTCTCGCAGACCTCAACCCAAGACGGGGAGCCTTCTAATGTCTGAAGTAACCTTTCTTTGCCCCGATGGGGCCTCTCGATCTGACTTCGTGTTCACGACAGACGTGGAGTACCGCTTCTTCATTGGGACATGCCCCGCAGACACCGCCTATATGCAGATTTCTGTGTTTGGTGGTCCGATGTTGGATGATCCAGACCTTATCACTTTCGAGGGGGATAGCTTCATTATCCCCAACCCCACCAAGTATCCAAATGGGATGCGGTTGCTGCCTGGGCAAAACCTAATCGAAGTACGGGCAATAAGAACTTCGGGGGGCATCACACCCACATCCTCTATCCAAGCCACGTTATCTCAAGACGATGCTCTTCTTCTTTATGCTGCCCCAACTGGGTTGAGGATGGATCGAGAAAATGGGTTTGTCCGCTTCGTCATAGAGTACACGCAGGGTGATTCTTTTCAAGGGTTCAACGTCTACGCAAGCCCCGACCCTGGTGGGACAACGGGCTACATCAAGTTGAACCCGACCTTGATCACGGACCTGTATACGACAGAGGAAGTCGTTACTCCTTTGGGTGAGTTGCAGGCAGATACGGCGATTGTCCTCGATGAAAACGGGAAGCCGCTGGCAGATCCCCTATATTTCCGAGTGACTGGAGAGCAAGAGGGTCGGTCAGGGAACGCCCTTCAGATGGACATCAATGAACGTATAGCTGTTTCAGAGACATCCCGGCATCTTCGTACAACTCTCTTGTTAGAGTCAGTAGCGAAGAAAACCTACTATGCCTTTGAGCATCAAAGGGATGCCGTTTACACAACCCCAGGTCGCTCCACGATTCCAAACTCGATTCTGGCGGGAACCCCAGTAACAGACGATCTCTATTACGTTGCTGCGGCGGTGTACTACGACTCAACCACTTTGAGGGAGTATTCGTCTCCTTTTTCTGTTGAGGTGACGGGCAAGCCTCTTGTAGTGACCCCGCAGATAGGTACATTCCCCGCTACGTCTCGGCGTCGGATTCTCAATGAACTGACCCAATCGATTCATCGCAGTAATCCTCATGTAGCGGTTCAACCGGGGTCCGTGCTGCGAGACGTGTTCATTGATCCAATGTCGTCAGAATCACAGAGACTCCGGTTCATCCTGGAGTTTCTACACGCAGCACAATCTTTTTCAACACTGCTTGTCATTGATGATCCGACAGGGAGTGGGGTGTCTGTTGACACGAAACTCTCCCCTTACAAGCAGGCAATCGGGCAAGCCTTCTATTTGAGCAACACCCTTGATGTGCAAGCTCTCATTGATATGTGTTTCAGCAAGCTCGCCCACAACCTTGGGATTTCACGGAGGTTGGGGACCAGGGCACGGGGAGAGGTAACTTTCTATACCCCTACTCGACCGACACAGACCATCACAATACCGCTTGGGACAGTTGTTACAGGTGGGGGTAGGGAGTTCAAGACAACCTCTGCGGCACGGATTCCAGCCACCTTGTCAGCGCAATACTATGATTCTGGGACAGGCACGTACCGAGTTCGAGCTTACGTTCGAGACGCTGGGGTCGGAGCCTCTGGAAATCTGTCAGCAGGACAGATGTCTTCTTTCAGTTCTTCTGGGCTATCAAGTGTTTCAGTAATGAACGAGTCCGCTACCTTTGGGGGCCTTGATAGAGAAGGCAACACGGCTTTAGCCATTAGAGCTATGGGGGCGATTGCCAGTGTCGATAGCGGTACGCTTCGGGGGTACGAACAAACTGTGGCTTCGATGGCAGGGGTGATTGAGTCGAAAGTTGTGGTGGCAGGCGATTCTTTGATGAAGCGTGACTACGACTACACCTTGGGACAGAACCGGGGTGGGAAGGTTGATATCTATGTTCGAGGTTTACAACTTTCCACAGTCACGGACACTTTCGCCTTTTCGTTCGAGACAGCCTATGACGTAGTGTTTGAGCCTGTGGGAGACCCTCAAGATCTTATCTTTCAGTCCCAAGATGAAACACTTTCCGAGGACAACCCCATCATTGAGATGTTGAACTTCCCAGATAGGACACCCCCGCTGGGTATTCTGAACGCCTCGACCGGAGGCCGATTCGTGCTTGATGGTCTGGAGATTCTTTCTTACGACACGATTCAGATTTCCAGCGAGTTCAATGACCCCGCAGACATTGATGTGACTGATGTCATCACGGGAGATTACCGCTATCGGACCAGTCTTCAGTTTACCCCCACCCGACAGCCCGTTAGCTCGGTTGTTTTGATGGAAGGTTCTGATGGAACGATTTTATCGTCCCAGGACTATGTTCTCTATCGACTTGATGATCCCCTGGTCATGGGAAGATCCTCTACGGCAGCAAACTATGTTCAAGTGGATAGTGCCACCAGCATTGGAACGGTTCTTCAAGTTGACGGTGAAGAGCACCTTATCCTTGGGGCCAACATTGAGTATCTCTTCATGCTCGGGGCCAACAAGCTGACCATTGTGATCAAGGATAGCGAAGGCACAGTCTTCAATGGACCCGAGGAAAATAACCCCGATTACCGGATCATTTCTCCCGAAGATTCCCAGACAACTTTTGGTATTCAGAGGACTGAAGACACCGAGATCATTTCTGGGCAGGAGGTCTTCATTGATTACTCCCATGATGAGAACTTTACGATCCAATACATGACGAACTCCTTGATTGGGACGACCCAAAACTCCCTGGAAGCAGACCGCCACTTGACCGCAGATATTGTAGTCAAGGAGGCCACGAAGACGGCTGTTGATATTTCTGCCACGATTGTGCTGGCCTCGGGAGCAAATGTTGAGACAGTTGAGAATGAGATCCGCAACAAGCTGGTCAATCTTTTCAACAGCCTTCAACTCGGGGTTGCCCTACGTCATTCAGATGTATTGGAGCAGCTTGATTCGACCTCTGGCGTTTCTTATGTCGTGGTGCCGTTGACCCGACTGGCCCGACAAGAGGGTTCATTGGTGATTCGGGAGAGGTTAGACACCTCTGAATCGGAAGATACTTTGTTCATCAAGAGTTGGTCTTCTGATTTGGTCCACACGTACTTGGTTACAGGGCCTCTTTCTTCGGCCACTCTGAATGGGGGCGGTGAGGGAAATGAATATCGAGCCATTCAACAGGATGGCTTGGATTTGGTGTTGGAAACCATCATCCCGAATGAAGCAGGACAGCCTCTTCAGAAGAAGGTTGGCAAGTGCTTCATCATCGGGAACGGTGGCGTTATGATTCCTGGCTACAACGATGATGACACTGTGGCAGCAACCTATCCAAAGATGGATCAAAACGAGCGTTACGAACAGTCAATGTCCATGACCCAAAATCGGGTTTTGGTCACGGTAGCTGCTTCAGATTCCCCTACGAACCACAACTATGAGGTGACTTACTATGTGGGTGAAGATCTGGGTGTCGGGAACATTGAGCCAGAAGCGATTGAGTATCTGACAGCCGGGAACTTCGACTTCATCTTCGATGAGGACACTCCGAGAGTTACTTCTCGGAGTACATATAGTCGCACCACGTCCACGGGAACCTACTGATGGCTTACGGGGACGGTGGAGATGGTGGAGACTCCACCAAGAAGACTTCTGGCCTTCCCAGGAGAGGCAGTCAGCTAAAGGGGGGTCCAGATCTTCCCAAAAACTCTTATGTTGAAGGGTCCAAGAAGATTGTCCCGGGTTCAGTCCCCCTCAACCCAAGCTCTATCCGACCTGTTGGACAGCAGTACCATGATGTTATCAAGAAGCAGACCGAAAACATCATGGGATTCTTCACCGCTGTTCTTCCCAGCAACTATGTAAGTCAGGTTCGTGGGCCGTTTTACACACTTCAGTTTCAGTCCGCAGCCGAACAGATTGCGAAGATCCAGATTGAAGCCCAGGAAGCCTTTGCTGATTCGGACTATGACTTCACCCGACCCGAGTTCCTTTGGCAGATCCTTGGGACTCTGGTTTTCCCTGCTCACGGTCTTGAGGGTACACCAGACATTCCCATCGACCATGAATACCGCCATTTCTTGCGGAGCATGGTGGTGCTTTTCCTCAAGGGGGCACGTCCAGCAACTATTGAAGCTGGTATTACATTACTGACAGACGCTAACCTGACCCTAATCGAGAAGTCCCTGGAAACAAAGAGGACGACGGGTGCTGCTTACGGGTTGGATGAGCAGTTCGAGTTTGAGGTTAGCTTGGACAAGATCCAGTACACCACGGAAGAAGACGGCCATTCTCACACCATGCTGTTGGACAGCCGGGGCACTGGAAAGACCACGGAAACCATCGGGCAAGATGGGAACCACACCCATGAGATCCTTCGGTTCGTAGTACAAGCCTCCCTTGATGACGGCCACTCACACGATCTGGTGTCCGAGTTCCCCGAAGACCCCACACGTCTTCAGTACAACGCAGAGATGGTCCTTCGGGCACTCAAGCCCGCCCATACAGCCTACCAGTACCGCTACCTGTTTCGAGAAGCCTTTGGGACGCTGTTCGATGACAGCATGAGCTTCACCCAGGAACAGTTCCATTATGAGGATTTACGCAAGTTCTGTGCAGGGGCAACCCGAGTCGCAGGGATTGGGGAGACCTTGGTGGACAGGCGGTTGTTCAGAGACCCAACCAAGAGCTTTCGGTGGATCAAGCCCGGTGCCGAGTTGAACATCACGGCAGGACCGAATCTGGGGCCTTACCGGGTACAGGATGTCTTGGTCTTCACCGTGGGCCAAGACAGCACCCTACGCCCTTACACCACGTCCAGCGGGTTGGGGGGATCTCTCACGGTCGATGGGGATCGGATTACGGACCCAGACCAAAACTTCACTCTCGCCCAAGAGGGGGAGATCCTGACCATTTTAGAAGGCCCCAACACGGGCAGCTATCGCCTTGCTTACTTGCTTGGATCGGGCGGCGGCCCCGTAGGGTTTGCAGTCGGCCCCGCTACTTCAGTCCGAGTAGAGCCGACCACCCTTCGCCTGGATACACGGATGCCGGTCTCTCTTGAAGAACAAGCCTATACAGTGTCCGTAGATAGACTGGGAACGAGAGTTCCCCAAGTTGTGGAGGGAGAGGATGCCACAGAGCTTTTTTACCTCTGATTTCAGGGCGGGCTTCCATATCCCTTCAATAGCTCCCCTTGATTGAGGATCGCACTTGATGGAGAGGTTCACCCATGTCGGCCAGTATTCTAACAACGATTGAACGTGACGGGCTGATGCTCGTCGCAACATACACGGACGTAAGTGCCGAAGTTGCCCGAAAGGGCGACGTAATCCACTGCGAGGCGAAAGACCCTGGTCCGCACACCACGTTTTCGTGGAGCCTTGTATTCACGCCAGATTCCCCCAACGGGTCGGAATCAGCAGCGGGGCTGGAGACACCCCCTGGCGTAAGCGGGACTGTCTGTCAGTTCACGGTTGACCATGAAGGGGCCTATTTGGTCCGGTTGGTGGTTGATGCGGGACTTCCTTCCGAGCAGACACGCTTTGTTCGGATTCGTTACCAGACCCTCTTCGGGGATGTACGTCTTGTTGCTGCGGGCGAGCGACGGGATGCCGTAGGGGTCATTCCCTATGATCTGACGACTGAGGGGTGGGCAAACCAGCAGAACCAGAACCTCCAGAAACTCCTTGCTTACGTTCGACGTGTCAGCACTTCTGGCCGAGTGCTGTACGTCGATGCGAACCGAGGACGCCATACGTGGGAAGCTGGGCAAGGGATCAACGACGAACAAAACACGGTCCATCTGCCCGGTTCAGACCCAGCCGCTCTGGAGGTTTCGGGCATCACGACTGGTGCCGAGGGGTTCGCTGACTTCTCGTCAATCAATGCAGCTATCGCTTATGCCCATTGTTGTGCAGAGCGTGATGAAGCGGCCCTAACACCCGAGCATCCTTACTACGTCTTGATCTACCCCGGCCTCTACATCGAGGACGTGGTGTTCGAGGAAAACGTCCATCTCATCGGTCTTCATGCTCCAGAGAAGTATGTCCGTGGGGTGGTGGTCCAGACCGCTGCAACAAGCACCAGCCACATCTATTCGGGGGATAGCGATACAGATCTGGTCATCTGTAAGAACATCGTCTTCGAGAACCTGCGCCCTGAATCTACCAAACCTGTGGTGGATGTTCGTCGTGGGATGATGCAGATGGAGGGCTGTTCGATCCGACAAACGGTTGGTACGGGTCCAAGTGCCTTACGGGTAGTGACCACTGATATCGCCCACATGGCATCAGCGGATTTAGACAACTGTTCTGTTACCAACGGGATCTCCAACGAGGCGATGTGCGCCATCATGGCGGGCAGCGATAATGGCAGCCTGTCTTTGAAGGATTGTTACGTTCAAGGGCCTTCTGGAATCCGGTTGAACGGGGACTTTGGCAACGGGATCTACGAAGATTACACGGCCAATCTCGTTCGGAGTAAGATTCTGTCCTCACACGCTGACGGGACTACAATCAGTTCTTCAGCAGATGCCCTGCACATCGTCCACTCGAAAGTTCAGGGCAACGACCCCGACAAGAGACTTGTCGTGGGAGGGGGCGGTAAAGCAGGCGATCTCCGTCTGTATCTGAACCACAGTGATCTTGGTGCCGCCGACATTCAGTTCAACACGACCAATGTCACCGGAACCTCAAAGATCTACCTCGAATCGTCCACCTATGGGGGATTCACGTTCCCCGCAGCCGCTCCCGAGGTGGTATCCGAGACCCAAGGCAAGTCCGTCAAGCACCTTTCGGTCTATGCAGACCCCTTCAATAATGGGACGGTAGCTGTACCTGCTCCCCACCAGTTGGGTGCCGAGAGCGTACAGGATGCCGTAGACGACCTCACGGTCCTGGCGACTCCCCTGTCCTCTTCAACGGACGGGTCCAATGTATTCATGGGCCTCGACGGGGCGTATGACGCTTTCACCAGTGTCGATCCGCCTCTCAAGGGTTCAGGCCACGGTCGGCGTATCGTCGCTGATGCAGGCCCCGTTCAGATCATCCAAGCGGCTGCCCCGGATCTTCCGGGGGTTACGGTCGGTGCGGGTGCAGGCAACAAGAACGGCCACTTGCAGGTCGAAGGCAGTGTTGAGGTCGGGGGTATCGATACCCCCGAGATCATCCTTGAGCCAAACCCCTTCCTGGCTGGCCCGCACATCTTGATGGGCGACACTATCTGGCCGTCCGACATCGTTGCGTGTGGGGAAACGATCACCAACCATCGGTCTTTGCCAGCAGCGATTGTTCAAGCTCGTTCAACGTCTGTTGCCCATAACTACAACATGCGCCTTCAGACGCAGAGCACCAGCAACGCATCCAATGGATCAATCGGCTGGCTCATCCTTCGGGCAGGTGACTCACTCGACAAGGCGACGATTGGCCCCCATGCGGGCGGTGTCTACCTCCAAGCAGGTAGCTATCTGAACGATCTGGCTTCTGTCGGGAACGACTGCTCCCCGGGAACGATCTTCTTGGCCCCTGGCTATGCCACGGCTGATGCGGTCCTCACGGGTGAAGAACAATACGGTTGGGTCCGACTCGTTGATTTGAGTGGAGCCAGCTTCGCCACGTTGACTGCCCAAGGGGCACCCGGCGCTTTCGGGGCCGGGGGTAGCATAACAGATGCGGCGGGCAAGATCGTCATCGCCACTGCGATGGGCCATGTAAAGGCCAGCATCACGGTAGGCATGGACATCGCGGCAGTTATCGCTGCGTTCAATGATCCAGATGAAGGCGGAGGGCTCCTGGTCGCCAGCGATGACGGCGCAGGAAAGCTCGTTCTGACTTCCACGGATCGAGGGCCACTTGCAGAGATCCTGTATGTCTTCGATGAGCCCACGGACGGCGGGGCTGCCAATGCGGTCTGCCAGACCGTGGGTAACCTCCGAGTCTCTTCGGGTAGCGGGGCTGCTCCCCATGCGGTGTATTCGGCGGGTTCTTACGACTCGTTCGTCAACATTCATGCTCCCGAGCACAACAAGATCGAGATCGGGGCAGGTGGTCTCGTAGGTTCAATGACCTACGACGCAGACACCGGGAAGCTCACGGTCCCCGGTGCTATTGATCCTACCTGTGTGATCTTCGCTGAAGCCGATCATACGGCTGCTGACGGAGACGGCACGGTAGGCGGTGTAACTACGATTGCAGGCCAAGGAGCCATCTTCGTCAGTAACGGGGCAGCCGGTCTGATCGACAACGGTCTCTACTACCGCCGAGAGTCAAACGCCGCTCCGATGCCAGTCGTCACAGGTAGCGGGAATCCCGGCGAGGTAGCCCTTTGGGGGGCCGATGCAACGCTTG